GTATTAATAGAAGAAGGAGTTGTGCCTAGTTCGACAACTGAACCGCCAGAGTCTTGAGTAAAGAGGCGTTTATCTTCAGTGTTGACTGCTAATTCACCAACAGCAACATCAGAAGTGGTAGGAACGCTAGAAGCGGTTTGAGAATTTTTAAGTTTAATTTGAGTAGGCATCTTCCATTCCTGTTTTGGTAGGGAACAATGGTAAAACTAGGGAGCCAGAATAGGCTCCCCAGAGAGTAGAATCAGACTCCGGCAGGCATTGCCAATACGAAACCTGTTTCTGGACGCAGTACCTGTACACCATACAGAGTATCTGCAGTGTAAAGAGTAGCAAGGTATTCTTGCTTGTACTGAGTTTGTGAACGCACAGCCATTTGCTCTGCCAACACCATTGTGTCACGGTGTGCAAGAATTGCACCACGAGTGTCTTGTGTTGAAGTAGTAGCAGTGTTCTGAGTAGCTGTTTCAAGCACAGGGCAGTTTGTAGAAACGTAGATGTCTACGCCATACAAATTACCGATCAAACCATTCTGTACACCGTTTTGATTGGTGTAGTCAGAAGAGTTGTAACGATCAATGCCAAGCATGATCTGACGAACTGCAGGTGGAACAACCAAGAAACGACCGTCCATTGGAGTGTCAGCATCGTCCATCTTCTTGATCAACTCACGGAAAGCGAGGTCAGTAAAGACATCGGTATCTTCCATTGTGTCGTCAGCGTAAGTTGCAACACCGCTAGAACCATTAACATAGAAAACATTAGAGTTTTCCCATGCGTCTGGAGTAAATGTGCCGTTGATTTCGTCTTCAGTCGCTGTGCCATCGCCAAAACGTAGACCCAAAGAGAAAAGATGAGAATCAACTTGACGAGAGAGCGCATAACCGGCGTCTTCTGTGTAGAAGCGGCGGAGGCTGTCAAGAGCTTGAACTTCTACGATGTCCTCGATCAAACGAGAATATTCGTAGTGCTTGTTAACATCAATTGCGACTTCTGATTCAGTGTTCGCAATGATAGTGACTGCAGTGTCAACCGCTTTAACATTCGCATCGCCACGAGTAGGCTTAGGAATGTGAAGCTTGTCACCTTTTTTGCCTGACATAGGCATTTTGTTTACAAGGTTCGCAAGAACCAAGTTCTTTTTGTAGGCCGCAACGATTTCGTCCGACCAAAGTTCGGGAATAAACTTGTCAGCTTCTACTTTAGAAGTAAAGCCTCCTGCTCCCGGATAAGTTGCTGTTGCCATGAGTTAGTCTCCTATAAGGCTATCGTACTCGACCTTCGGAATAGGCTTGTCTAATTTCTTGTGACAAAGCCATATATCTGTCTGGGTCAGTTTGCATGAGTTTAATAATGTCTGCACGACGATAAATTTTACGACTTGGTGCTTCAGCAGAACCTTTAGTATTTCCAGTCGATGCTTTTTTGACTGTTTCTTTACGAGCCTTAGCTTCAGTCTGAGCCGCTTCAGAAACAATGCTCTGACGGTCTTTCCAAGTGCTAATTAACTCGTTAGCGGCTTCAAAGTCATAATTCTGGTCTGCCTTACGTAAAAGGTCAGTACGGAATTTAGAGTCTGTCACCCAGTCTAAGAACTTTTTATCCTGTACGATTGTTTCAAAATCAGGATGTTGGTTCTTTAATTTAGCCATTGCTTCCTGTTGATAAAGTTGCCGTGTAACTGTTTCGGCCTCTCTAATCTTCGGGTGTTTTGCAATAGCCGCATCCACTGCTTTCTGCGGGTCAGCAAAAAAGTCAATTTCTTCGTCTGTGCTAGTGTGGGCTTGTTCTTCTTTGGCGAGTTGTGTTCTTACGAAATCATCTACAATCTTACGTAGCTCACCAACCTCTGAAGATTGACGACCTAAAAGCTTTTCAGCTTCTTGGTGCATCCTAACAACTTCGGTGATATCTTTACCCTGATATTTGTCAGGGAGGCCATCATCTGTTGATTCTTCTTGAACCTCTTCAGGTTCGTCTAAAGTTGGTGTTGAAAATGCTTCGCCTTCCTGCAAAGTTGATTCGTCATCACGCTCTTCTATAAATTTTGCCATTATTTAACTCCGTGCCGTAGCATTATGGATTATTATTTCTTAGCGGCTCTCTCATGATCTCTCGCCCACCTATCGTCAGCATCGGGCCATCCGAAACCTTTATAATGTGATTGAACAGGAGAGATTATCCGCTGTGCAGTCTCACCACATTCGACGCAAGAGACAAACCGTTCAACCGATTCAACCCAGTATTCGTCAATGTGATGACATTCTAGACATTTAAAATCAAAACGCTTAATCATCGTCAGACTCGTTAAGCAAGTCTTGAGCATTTTGAATTGACCACTCAAAATTAAGTATCTGATTCAAAATAAAGCGTTCACCTTGAACTCTAGAAAGTTGCAATTCATCTTTGATGTCTTCTATAATATAGCTATCATAGATGTCTTGCATATCTTCAATAAATTGTTTCCAACCTTCAGTACGAAACATATTAAAATAATTATCATACTGAACTTGTAGTTCTATATCCAAAAGAATTATCCTTCTGTGAGGTTCTTTGTACTATATAAATAGTATAGCATATATTTAAACAGAACACAACACCTATGTTGCAGAAATCTCTACTTTTTTATTGTTGGGTGTCGCCTTCGGTTTTGGGCGTGAAAGTTCCTGCTCCAACTTGAGGATTTGGTTTTGTAAAACTTTCGTTTTGTTGTCTATTAATTGGGATATTTTGTCCCATTCCTTGTGTGTCAGCATTTATCACTCCTTCTGTTGGTGATGCTTTCTGATTAATTTCCTGTTCTTTCAGGTAAAGCTCTGCAATCTTAGCTCGACGTTGGAACTCTTTATCGTCCTCGTCACCGGGCTGTAGGTTACTCGATAGAGCTTTAATACGGTCTGTTTCAGCTTCGTATTGCCCTAATGCAATGTCAGCGTTAATCTTCTGAGCACGAGATTGTGATTCTTGTGCTTGACCATTAAAGGCATTGATTTGAGCCTGAAGCTGTCCTTTCTGTAAGGCTTGTTGTTCTTGTTGTGCCTGTTGTTGTTCTGGGGTAGGCTGTTGAGACTTCCGTAGAGACTGAATAAGGTCTTCACGATTAGACAGGTTCATGTGATCAATAATTGCTTCAAGCAACTGACCATACATTGGACTTGCTTTATCCATTGTTTGGAGAAGCTGTACTAATTGAGTTACTTCATATTCACGGGCAATAATACCAAGTGAACTAGAAGGTACAAATTTGAAGTCTTTAATTGGGTACAGTTCTGGTGTAAACTGCATATAACGCCAAGCACACTTCTCAATCATCGGGATAAGGAAAGACTCTTGGAAGTTTAACAAAGTACGCTTGTGGCGCTTTATAATCGCTCCTAGACTCATTGAGATGCCTGCGGCAGTAGACTGGCTATTAATAGAGCCGGGAATACCTGCAGAATCAATTGCACCGGTAGCCTGCTGAACCATTGTCATTAAATCTTTAGCTTGGGCAAAGGATACTTGATCAAGTTGTCCAAACTGGAATGGTTTAAGGATCTCAGAAGGATTACCGTTCGTAAGGATGGCCTTGCCGGGTCTAACTTCCATTTTAGCTCCACGAGGAAGCCTAGAAGCATCGACAGCAAGCATAGGGTGTACAGTAAGCGCAAGCGCATCAATTCGTGCTCTTAATTCAGTGTCAAGTGCTTTTTGACTGTTGTATCCTTTTTCACAAATACCACGGCCCCAGAATCGTCCGGGTACGGTATCCCAAGAAAAAGCAACAACAGGACGATCTTCCATCATGTAAGGAGTTTCTTCAATCTTCAGCAATTGACCTCCATTGGCAATTACTGCGACAACTTCTACATAGTCTTCATTTTTTTGCTCAGACTCTGACTCGCTATCAAGGATATCAGCAATTTCTTCATTATCGCCTTCAGTTAAAGCCATCTCAAGCATGTAACGAGGAACTAAACCATAATACTTTGTTAAACGTACTTTGTCGTCTGAGTAAACTGTTAAGTCTTGATCAGGCTCTAAATCCGTATCTTCATAAGATGATTCAATCACAACATCGTTATAGATACCGTCATTGATTAACATTTCAACCTGATGCTTAGGAACAAACTCGTCGATAGCAACACCAAGAGCCGATTCAACATCAGTCGCAACCGGGTCAATTAAGAAATTGTGTGGTAACACAGGCTTCAGTTTGACGACAGTACGATTCACAGTCTCTACACCGACAGCCACCATGTCTCCGCCCATTGCAGGGCGTGTGGCAGGCTTCATCTCTTTCATGTCTTCAAGAACTAACTCAGCGATGCCAGTACCAAAGACTGCAGAGTTTAAAAGAGCTTCAGCCACGCCTTTGCGAATTTTAGTTCGTGAAAAGTCTTCATCAAGTTGTTTCTGAAGAATTGCAATGTCTTGTGGATTTTCATCTTGAACATCGTCTTTAATACTAAAGAAACGCCCACGACCAAATGTAGCCTCTTCGACCTCTGCAACAGCAGACTCGACAGCTTGTTGAAGCGCAGGAGAAATAATCTTAGAGCGTTCTGATTGCCGTAAAGCATCTTCTTGTGCCCAGATGCCTCGCCATAGTCTGTAGTATTCATCGAATTTC